CCAGTTCCCTGATATGCCTGTCGAGCCTGCAATGCCAGAGCAGGCCATGCCCGGCAGACAAGAGGGTGACATCATGTTGGCCGAGGCTGGCGCTGGTCGCGGCTCTTATGAGGGCTTCAGCCCACGACAGGCATACATTAATGCTGGGCCTAAAGATGAGATGAAAGCATTTGAGCCAACAATCAAGCAACGTCTTGCTGACTTTTTGCAGTCCAAGTTTGTGGACTTAGGCATGGATCAATATAAGGCTCGCCAAAACGCACAGACATTGATCGGTGGCCCCAGCAGCAACCTGCCATTGGATATTGGCTTTGCTGACTTTGCGCCATTCCTTGGCACAACTATGCAGCTTGAAGAGTCCGGAATCATGGCTGGTCAAGCCTACGACTCTGCCAAGAGAGGTGACTATGGCACTGCTGCAATGCAAGCTGGCGGTGCTGCTTTGGGCCTTGTGCCGGGCGCTGCCAGCACGATCAAAGCGGCCAAGCCACTTGTGCCAAAAGCCGCAGAGATGATCATTGAAGGTGCTGAAAGACTTGGCACGCCTGTGCGCGGTCTTGGTATTGTGGAGCCCGGCCCAAGCACAGCGCAAGGGCCAATACAACTTACCCGCCAAGAAAAGAGTGCGGTTATCGCGGCTGCCAATCGCAATCCAAATTTGCGCAAAACAGCAACAGCGGCGGTTGAAGGATTGCATTCTAATTACCCTGTGGCTGATGGCTGGACACCAATCGAGGCAAACAAGATCACCTTCAAGACAGGCAAAGCTGGTGACAGTCTGGCCGAAATAGAGACAACCAAAATTCCTTATGACTTCCACACGCCGCCAGAAGGTGTGCCAAAAGAGGCATGGCAAGCGACATTGTCATCTGGCTTGGTGGATGAGGTGCAAGCTGTAGTAAGCCGTGCGGCATCAGGTGATCAGGCTGCAATTGACATCTTGAGCCAAGCCAGCTGGTATCGATCAATGCGCGATAGATTGCGTGCAGAATTTGGCGGCACTGCTGATGTGTTTGCTGATGTGCTTGGCACAACTTCCGCACAAACTGGTGTTGAGCAAAACTTTGACAATGCCGTTGAAATATTGCGCAGGTTCAGCCGCGGCGAGTATGACAATGAGCTTGCTGCATTTGAAAAGCGAATTGCATCTGGCAAGCCTATTGATGGCAAAACTTTGACAGAGATGCACAAGAGCGGTGAGTTCCCGCTAATTACAAAAGCCAGCGGTCAATTGTTCAATGCAAACAGCCCATCGTCTATGGGCGCGTTGATGGACATGTTCCGATCAATCAAAACTGGCGACTCTCCAAAAACTCCAAACTTCACAGGCAATTTGATTGGCCTGACAAAAGAAGCAACCGTTGATGTGTGGGCGGCACGCATGCTGCGCAGGCTGGCTGATTTGCCGCGTATCCCACCACCTGCTGAAAAAGGTGTAGCTGGCAAACACTTGGTTGGTTCATCTTTGTACGACCCCAAAGTTGGTAGCGAGTTTGGCTTTGGTCAAGATGTATTTCGCGAAGCTGCTGATGAGATCAATAAAAGCGGAATGCTCAAGAGCGTTGCCCCGCAAATTGGCGACCTTGGACCAGATGACCTGCAAGCAGTTGCATGGTTTATCGAAAAAGAAAACTGGACAAAGAATGGCTGGACAACCAAGGCCGGTGAAGGCGGCTCGCTTGACTATGAAATGTCATTGGCAGGCGCGGCAGATCAAGCGGCCATCAAAGATTTGCGCCGTGAGATAAATGCCGGATTTAAGCCACCAGCACAACGCAAGACAGAAACAGATGCCGATTATTCAACTCGAGTGCAAGAGGCAAAAGTTGCATTTGATGCAAACAAAGCAGCAAAGCAGCAGCAGCTGGCAGGCATGCAATCAGATGTTGAGCGATACACGTTGGGCATCTCTGGTGAGCGCCCCGGCAAACCAATGAGCAACTATGCTCAAGCCGAGCTAGCTGCCGAGCTCGATGATGTTGTGCGTAATAACCCAAGTGTTCCAGCCTACAACTTGTCCAACACTTATGGGTCATTTATGGGTCAGACGGAGCGGGCATTAAATGCTGAGTTTGTGACCCGACAAGACTTTGATCCAGCGCCACTTGAGCGTCGAATGGTTGAGCAAGGAAAGGCCTACGACCAAGACGCTGTCTTCATTTCCAAAGTAGTCCCAGACGGCGCAAGTCCAAACGCAAGACCCGGTGTTGAAATTTATTTCAAGCAGAAGATGAGCCCAGATCAAATGGCTGCGGTCACAGCAAAGCTGCGTCAGTATGGTGTTGATGGGTTTACCTATGTGACAGACATGCGCTTCAGTGATCGCATCAATGTGCAAGCTCGAGCTGGTGGGGCAGAAACCGCCGGTCTTAATGGACTACGTTTTCAGTACATTCCTGAATTTGATGATGCATTTAACGCGGCAGATCAGGCCAAAATCATGCAGCAGAAAGAAGATCTGTTCCAAGATATTGTTGGCGATATAATTAAAGAAGGCAACGTGTCGGATGCTCGATTGGTTTTCTACGATACTAAGGTCTATTTCAGAGGTGATTACGATGAGTACCTTACAAGAACAACTGGACAGGCTAATCCAGCGCAAGGGGGAGCAAGACCCTCTGGTGCAGATGTTGCGCAACCAGATCGAAGCGGAGAAGTCGGGAAAGACTTCACAAGAGCTGTATCTAACAGGCTCCGTAAAAAGACAACCAGCAGCAAATCCTCAACAGTAAATCGGGGCGGTGTCGCTCCAACCTCTGGAGCTGAATAATGGCCATCGAACAAAAGCCTCTTGAACAACGACTTGGCCAGATTCTGCCGGGTGCTGCATCAAGCATACCTGCTGAAGATATTCCATTAGAACCGATGCCCGGCGCTGCTGAAGCCGCTGACACCGAAATGCCATTGACTGCCGAGCCCGGCACGCCTTCCATGGAAGAAGGCATCCAAGTCGCTGGGCCAGCAGATGCCGCCATCCGCAAGCTGATCACCCGCCAAGCCACCAAGGCCGAGCGCAATCTGATTCCAGATGCCGCACGCGCTCTGCCCGACGAGCTGCCTGATGCGGCAGCGGCTGGCCGGTTCAAGGTGATCCCAGAGGCCAGTCAAACGCTGACCGAGGAAGTTGGCCGCGCTGTCAGTCGCCGTCAGACATTTGGCATCACCGAAGGCAAGCCCGGCGGCGTGCCTGATGAGCCGTTCAACCTGTCCCGCTATCAGACCGAGGATGCCGCAGCCATCATTGGTGGCGTGGCTGATGCGCTGAACATCCGTACCAAGGCGGTGACCTTTGACGAGATTAAAGCCAAGGCCGCCGAGTCTGGCATCAGTGAGGGTTTTCTGTCCCGGCTGATCGGCAGTGACAACAAGATGATGGCCAACGCCGTCGAGACCTACAAAGCGCTTGAGGTGCTGGAGTCCAGCGCCAATGAGCTGGATCGCCTGTTCAAGCTGGTTGACAGTGGCAATGCCACTGACGTTGACAAGCTGGTGCTGCGCCAGCAGATCGCCTTCCACGGGCTGATCCAGCGCGGTGTCAAGGGCATTCAAACCGAAACCGCCAGATCGCTGGCCGTCTTTCGTATTCCCCGCGATGGCAATGCTGCTGTTGTGCGCCAAGTGATTGACGAGTACGGCGGTGACGCAGCCCTGTCCGATATGGCCAAGTCCTACCTGACTATAGAGTCGCGTGCTGCTCGCAATGCCATGGTCGAGAAGTCAACCATGTCAGGCTTGAAGGATGTCTGGTTCACCACCTACATCAACGGCTTGCTGTCCAGCCCTGTGTCGCACGCCAAGAACGTAGTGTCAAACACCATGTTTGGCCTGTATCAGATCCCAGAGCGGTTGATTGCGTCCTTTTATTCCAACACTCTGCCACCCGGCGTGCGCTCTTGGAAAGCCCTGACACCCGGCAGCGAGGCTGACAAGATCGCCTACGACGAAGCGCTGACCATGATCCAGTCGCTGCGCAATGGACTGGTCGAAGGCTTTGATCTGGCCAGCACTGCATTCAAAAAGAATCAGCCCAATGACCTGATGAGCAAGATCGAGGCGCAGCGCGGTGGGGAGTTGCCATCAATCAGCTCGGCTGCGTTTGGCATTGAGCAAGACAAGTGGCTGGGCAAGGCCATCGACTACTACGGCACAGCCGTGACCCTGCCCGGCAGAATGCTCATGGCCGAAGACGAATTCTTCAAGGGCGTGATGTATCGCATGGAGCTCAACACCCAAATCACCCGCCGCAGCAAGTCGGTCTACCGCGAGGCCTTGGATGCTGGCATGCCGGAAGCTGACGCGCTGGCCAAGGCTGAAGCCGAGGCGGTCAGCCTGTTCCAGAACCCACCCCGCGATTTGGACGAAGCCGCAGCCTTGTTTGCCCAGAAGGGCACATTCACAGCCGAGCTGCCGCCAGCGCTCAAGAGCTTGCAGCAGACCTTCAACCACCCGGCGCTCAAGGTGATCGTGCCATTCTTCAAGACCCCAGCCAACATTGGTTTGCAGGTTATTGAGCGCACCCCATTTGCTCCTCTGTCATCCCAGTGGCGCGAAGAGATCGCCAAGGGTGGCGTGTACCGCGACATGGCCTTGGCCAAGGTAACGCTTGGCTCTGCTGTGCTGGCCACCTTTGCCGCCATGTCTGCTGAAGGCAGCATCACTGGGCGCGGTCCATCGCGCAAGGCTGACCGCGAGGCTTTGATGCGTGATGGTTGGCAACCATACTCTCTGAAGATTGGCGACAACTACTACAGCTACAACGGCATGGAGCCGGTATCTGCAATGATGGCCATCGCTGCCGACTACGCTGAGTACGCCAAACATGAGCCCGATGCCAGCAAAGTCGAGGAGGTATTCCTTGGTGGAACCTATGGTTTGTACGAGTTCCTCAAAGAGCAGCCTTACCTTGCCGGCGTGGCTGATGTGGCCAAGCTGATTGGCACAAACCAGCAAGGCACTGTGGACGGCAAGAAGATTGTCGATGGGCTGGTCAAGCAGTTTGGTGGCTTTGTAATTGGCGGCTCACCTGCTGGCGCTTACAGCTCAATGCTGGCTGGTATTGAGCGTTTGTCTGACCCGACCAACCGCGACACCCGCGCCAGTCCTGATCTGCCCATGGGCGTGCGCGGCTTTGTGGAAGCCTTCAATAAGTACAGGTCGCGCCTGCCCTACTTCAGCGCGGACCTGCCAGAGACCCTTAACCTGTGGGGCGACGAGACCAAGTCTGGCACTGGCGCAGCCTACGAGCTGGTGCTGCCAACCCGCGTGACACCCCAGCAATTCTCTGAGGTGGATGACGCGCTGGTGCGCTTGGGTTCACCGATTGGCATGCCGGACCGCAAGATCGATGGGGTCGAGGTGGACGCATTCCAGTACAACCGGCTGCTGACCATCTACGGCAAAGAGCTGCCATCCAAGCAAGAGATCTTGAACATCATGCAGACACCGGGCTTTGACCTGCTGTCGCTGGATGACCAACAGAAGACCGTGCAGCGGGTGCATTCCAAGTACATGGATGTGGCCAAGAACCAGCTCAAGTCAGAAGACATCAACTTGCAGGCCAAGATTGACGAGATCAAAGAGCTGCGCAAAGCCAACGGCCTCTATTACAAACCCGATTAAAACCGTACAATTTCCAACAGGAAGGATTGCATCATGGCCGTACCAATCAGTAACGTAACACGCCGAGCAGTGTATGCACCCAGCGGTGCTGGCGGCGTTGGACCGTACGCCTTCACCTTTGAGATCTTGGCCAACACTGACATTGCCGTCTTCAAAGACGATGTGCTGCTGACGTTGACTACCCACTACACCGTGACCATCAACGCCAACGGCACAGGCTCGGTGACCATCACGGCAGCAGGCTTGGCGCTCTCGCCAACCTCTCCTACCCAGTACGCCATTGTCGGCAACCGCACCATTGCGCGGTCAACTGACTTCACAACCGGCGGTGACTTTTTTGCCAACACCATCAATGACGAGCTGGATCAGCAGACCATCTTTGCCCAGCAAAACGCTGAAGGCTTGCAGCGTGCGTTGACCGCACCGCAGACAGACCCGACAACCATTGATATGACCCTGCCCAAGGCGGCAGATCGTGCCAACAAGACGCTGGCATTCGATGCCAATGGCGACCCCACGCTGGGCATCAGTGCGGCTGATGTAGCCAACGCTGTGACCTATGCAACCAACGCTGCCAACAGCGCAACTGCTGCGGCATCCAGCGCAAGTTCAGCATCCAGCTCTGCCTCTGCCGCAAGCGGATCTGCCAGTACAGCAAGCACTCAGGCCAGCAACGCATCGACTTCTGCAACAAACGCATCCAACAGCGCCAGCAGTGCGTCAACATCTGCGACCAACGCTGCGGCATCTGCAAGCACTGCGACAACCCAAGCCAGCAATGCCAGCACATCGGCTACCAATGCATCTAACTCTGCGTCTGCCGCCAGTACGTCTGCCAGCAATGCCGCTACCAGCGAGACAAACGCTGCGGCTTCTGCAAGCACTGCCAGCACACAGGCAACCAATGCCGCATCAAGCGCAAGTGCCGCAAGTGGAAGTGCAACATCTGCGGCTAACTCTGCCGCTGCTGCCGCCTCTGCTTTGGACAGTTTTGATGACCGCTACCTTGGAACAAAGACAAGCGACCCAACGCTAGACAATGATGGCAATGCGCTGGTTGCTGGCGCTTTGTACTTCAGCACAACCCAGAACGTGATGAAGGTGTATGACGGCGCAAGCTGGATCACAGCCACATCTGCTGGTGCTACCTCATTGCTGCGTTTCCGCTATGTTGCGACAAGCGGTCAGACCACATTCAGTGGCGCTGATGCTGCCGCTGCCACGCTGACCTACACCGTCAACAACATTGCTGTGCATCGCAATGGCGTGACGCTGGACACATCTGAGTACACCGCAAGCAACGGCACAAGCATTGTGCTGACAGTGGCTGCTGGTACTGGCGACATCATTGACATCATTGCATTCAAGAGCTTCACAGTTGCTGATGCGCTGAGTGCTGTGAGCGGTGGAACTGTGAATGGCGCTGTCACCATCACTGGAGTGACAACTGTTCAAGCTGGTACAGCGGCACTCCCTGCCATCACTACTACTGGCGACACCAACACAGGCATCTTCTTTCCTGCGGCTGACACCATTGCTTTCTCTGAAGGCGGTGTGGAGTCGATGCGGATTGACTCAAGCGGTAATGTGGGGATTGGTGTTACGCCAAATGCTTGGGCGAGCAATTACAAAGCAATTCAAATGGGGGCCCGTGCGGCTTATACATCAGGTTCTGGCGAACCATATATTGGAAATAACTGGTACAACGATGGCGGCAATAAATATATAGCTACAGCGGCGGCTTCTCTTTATGGTCAAAGTGGTGGTGCTCACATCTGGTACAACGCCGCCTCTGGCACGGCAGGTAACGCCATCACCTTCACCCAAGCAATGACACTATCGTCGTCTGGGTATTTGGGCATTGGACAAACTTCACCAGCTTACTATCTTGACATTTTGAGTTCTGGGCTTAGCGGAACTGAAAAGGTTGTTTTAAATGTTACTGACGGTGCTAACTCAACAATACAGCTGAGGCAGACCACTTCATACAGTCAGTTATACGCAAATAATATTCTTGGATTTGGTACAAGCGGGGCGGAACGCGCCCGTATCGACTCCAGCGGTAACTTCATTGTGACAAACGGAGGTGGAAACAACCGAATTTATTCAACAGGCGTTTACAACGTCACTAATGCTTCTGCCGCCAATGTGATAGTTACATCGGATGGAGGCTTTGCTCGTTCAACTTCATCTTTAAAGTACAAACAAAATGTCAACGATTCTGTTCGTGGGCTTTCTGATTTGTTGAAGTTAAGGGCAGTCACTTACGAAAGCAAAAATGAAAGCGAGGCTGGCATTATTTTTGGCGGCTTGATTGCTGAAGAAGTGCATGAAGCTGGTTTGACTGAATTTGTGCAATACGCTGAAGATGGCTCACCCGATGCCTTGGCTTACGGCAACATGGTTTCTTTGTGCATCAACGCAATCAAAGAACTCAAAGCATTGGTAGACACTCAAGCCAGCACCATCACCACCCTGACTGACCGCATAACTGCACTGGAGAACGCATAATGGGAAAAGCAGCATCACTTGCAAACATAGGCAGCATTGCTGATAGCAGCCTTGGGTTTCGGAATAGGATCATCGGCTGACAACATGCCATACGGTCGCATCTATTTGGTAACCAACAAACTCAACGGTAAGCAATACGTTGGGCAAACTGTGACGAAGCACTCTCGTCATGGGCATGGTCACGCAATTAGAGATGCGTACAAGAAGTATGGTCACAGCATGTTTTTGTACGAGCATTTGACTGAAGGCGATTTGAGTCAAGAACAACTTGATTGCCTTGAAAAGTTTTGGATTGATGTGTTTGATTGCTTGGCTCCCAATGGTTACAACCTTGAAAGTGGTGGTCGTTGGGGTAAGTATGTTTACCATGCGCCAAATAAAGGACTCAAAGCCTCTCAGGAAACTCGTCAAAAGATGAGT